AAGATTAAGATTTTAACCGGATGGAGGAAGTCATCTTCCATCCGGGGATATTAAGGAGGATTAAACAATGGCTGACGCAACATATAATAATCAAGCTGTATATCATCAGCAGGGCGGAAACACCCTTGTCATCGCTAGTGGTGGTAGACTTCTAGGAGAAAGCGGCGGTGATCTGCTTATTGAGTCTGGATTTACTTTCTATTGTGGTACTACTGCAAAAAGTATATCTTCAGATCAATTAGACAAGTTTGTTTATCAGCAAGATAAGATTCAGATTCACGTAGCTGCCAGTGCTTCAGTGGCTGGGGGGGCTTTAGTGCCTTCGCTGATTTACAACAATTATAAATATCATCTCATTACTACGGGATCTAATGCTGTAGCAAATACTCTATGGTTTGCATCGGCTCCGTCTGTTGGTATGGAGATGTATATATTTGTTGATACTCCGACGGCGTCGGGTACTAACCTGGGACAATCAACTCTTGTAACTGTATCATGTGATGCAGGGGCGATTGTACCTGTTGTTACTCTCGTATCTAATTCAAGGGCTGCTCTAATGGCATCGTCTAACTCTGCCGGTAGGATGCACCTTGTATGTCTTAAAGCAGGTGAGTGGTCGGTAGTGTCTATTAGTTCAGCTACTGCTGTTGCTTTTGCTTAATACTAAGGAGGTGTAAGGAATGAAAATTAAAATGCTTAAAAGTGAAAGAGGGTCCCAGGATGGGATGCTCGTTGAAAATTTTAAAGAGGGAGAGATTTATGATGTCGTTGAAAACCTCGCAAGAGTATTTGTCGATGTCATGAATATAGCTGTGTTTGTTGCCGATGAGCCTGTTCAGGTTGCGCCGGTAGAACAGAAAATGGCTGAAGCTCCTGAAAATAAAATGGCTGATGTTGAGGACGTAGATAATAAATCGTTTAAACGGGGTAAGAAGTAAATGCCAATCATAGATACATCGTTACCCGGGAATCCTACCGATGGGAATAGGCAATTTGCAGTAATAACGGCTCCGACTATAGAGCCGGTGACTACTGCTGAACTTAAAACATTCGGACGGATTGACGGTACTGATGAAGATACTTTGATTGCTGGATTTATTACAGCTGCTAGAAATGCCTGCGAAAACTATCTAGCACGAGCCTTGATTAAACAAAAGATTAGACTATACCTTGACTATTGGCCAGGTATGGAAATTGAACTTCCCAGACCTCCACTAATTTCTGTTGAAGGTATCTACACTGTAGACGAGGACGATGTGCTGACTACATATGATAGTAGTTATTATTATACTGTCGATAATCTTGATCCCGCTAAGATCGTGATTAAGAATGGAAGTACGCCGCCCTCGAATACAGAT